TAATCGGGAAAGAGTTGCGCAAGCGCGCGGTGCCAGTACTCGACGTACTTGTTCTGTGGAATGATCTGACGTAGTTGGGCTTCGGTAATCATCTGCCGTACATCCTTTCTTCCAGTATTTCACGCCGCAATTGTTTCATCTTCTTGACTTCGGTCACCGCTGCCTGCGTTGCGATATACATGTCGTAGTACATGAACGCCAACACGGGCATGACGATGAAGAAAGTTAGCAGTACTGCCATGACGGTGATCAGTAGTGACCAAGGGACGTTTTCATCATCGCGCTTCTTGTCGTTAGCCACATTAGTCCCACTCCCCACAGCACTACGAAAACGACTGCCGAAATCCATGTTATTTTGGCCCTTAGTTCCGCTATTTTTCTTTTGCGTCGCCATCTCGCCATTTGAATCAGTTTAAGCTCTTCTGCGTGCGCCTGATCTTGCTCGGCCACGATGGTCTGCCACATCTCTTCGAACTTGCTCCAAAGTGAGCCCAATTCTGGCGGCGATCGGAACACCATCGTTTCGCGTATCTCAGCCAGCATCGCGTCTAATCGTGTCGTGATGATGATACGGCGCAGCGCCCGACGACCGATGCTCTCCTCACCCTTGTAGACCTTCTTGCTTTCCATCTGCTCGGCCAATAGCGCCTTGCTTAATGCGTCATAACTGTCCATCAACGCGCCCAACTGGTTGCCAATCTCGGTATACACGTCGTTCGGGTCGGCCTTGGCAATCTCCTGGACGCGCTGCACCTCGGCGTTGTACTTCTGCTTTTGCTCGACGGTCGGGTTGCCTCCCGTTACTTTATCGAACTGCGCACGCAAATCCTTCAGTACTTCTGACACCTCGCCGCTGGCGTTCTTGATGTCCTTGTAAAGCTGGCAACCCTTCTTGACCGCGGCGACTGCGGCGTTTGCAGCGGCAAGAAGGGTTAGCGGATCAATTTACTCCTCCATCTCAGGCACCGGCGCCATTGCGCCTTCCGTCGCTACGCCGCGTACTGCGCCGCGCGCTGCACCTGTAGTCAGGTCGTTGACGGCGTCCTGTACCCACTGAATGCCGTACTTCTTACCGATCTGCATTGCCTGGTTAATCTTGGTCGCGTCAAACTTCTGCACCTTGGGCGACACGGCCTCGAACACTTTGACCGCGTCTGCTGGGTTCAACAGCAGCGCCTTCAGTTTCTCTTCCGTCGCCTTAGACGCAGCGTTTGCCCAGTATTTACTAAACAACGAGGTCACCGCGTACACCGGTCCAGACACCGGGTTGTAGATACGCGAGATGATCTGCTCGGGCGGCACACCAGTCAATTCTTCGATCGGTGTGCGCGGTACTGTCTCGCCGCGGAACGATACCTGCGTCGGGTCTTTGGATAGGCGCTCGGCAGCCACGGCGAAGTCGGATACCTTCTGCGCATACGTCGGGCCGAACACGCGGTTGAACACTGCTGCACGGTTGCGATCGTTTAGCATTGCAACCGGATCAGCGGCCTGCACAATGTCATCCAGCATGTAAGACCGCACGGCGTTCAAGATGTCCTTGTTCGCGCCGTACTGGTTCAACAGTTTGTTGGTAAAGCTGCGGTCGCTGTACATGCGCGACACCAGCTCTGCCGGGTTAGAGTAGCCTTTATCACGGATAAGCTGGTCACCAGCCACCCGGCGGAAGTCTGCTTCAAGCGCCGCTTTCTTGCCCAGCAAACGCTGCACGTCGGTGACTGACCCGCGCAGCTCTTCCTCTAGCCCTGGAATAAGCGCCATTGCGCTACGATTCTTGGATAGCCACTTGTTGGCCGCCTTGGGGTCAACCACGTCGTTCTTGAGCGCAGCACGGGAGAAGCTGTCGTAAAACGCATCGCGAGCAACCCGCACGCCGTCTTCGCCGGTCGCGCGGATGAAGTCATCCACGTTAGATTTGTTGCCGATAATGGCCGGCGCAATCTGTTCGACAAACTTCTTACGGTCGACGTTCTTTAGCGTCTCGCTGCTAAACGGCAGACCGACCTTTGTCAGGTAAGTTTGATCAGCGTTGCGGTACGCAGCGACGAAGTCTGGGTCAAGACTGTCAATGTGGCCAGATACGCGCGTCTTCAGTTCGCTCAACAAACGAATGTCCGCAGGGTCGTTCGCCTTGCGCAGTTGCTTGTTGATCTCGCGCTTCAACGAATCCAAGTCCTCAACAGTCGCTTCGGCAAACCTGACGCCGGCTGGCGTGGCGGGCACACCTTCTGCGGTCAGGATCGGGCTGGCTTCGGTTTCCGCTGGACGGAAGCGCGAACGCACCTTGTTATAGATGTTCGGGAATGTCTTAAAGATGTCCGACGCTTGCGTGCCGGCGACAAAGTTGTAGATGTCGTCCACCGACGAAGCAGGCAACGTCACGCCTTTCGTCTTGGCGACATTAAACGCCTCTGTGTAGAGCGGACGCACTTCAGCAATTGCTTTCTTCTCTTTGTCGGCGACCAACTTCTCAATCCGAGCGCCGAACGCATTAGGGTCAACCACCGGCGCGCTATAGGCGTCGGCGATTTGCTGGTCTAGCGAACGCACCTGACGCTGAACGGACTTTTCAGTCGCGCCTGTGATTACCGCCAGCTCTTCCGGCTTCAATGACGACAGCTCGACTTTAGATGGGTCGCCAAACAGACGGATTTGGTTAGCGCGCAGATCAGTCTTGGCACGCGCAAACTGTTCGCCGTACTTGGCCTTGAAGACCGGGTCGCGCGACGACAGGTTCTCAATGAAACTGATGATGACCGGGTTGTCGGCCATCAGCGCGCTGATCGGCATCTGCACACGCGGGCCGCCGGGCGCTTTCAAAGAAACACCTTCTTGCGCCTTGGCTGCGGTCTGCAACGTGGTCAAGAAATTTGGATCCGCCGCGCCGGCTGCGATAAAGATGTTGTTGATACGGCTATCAACATCACGCAGCAGTTCGCTCTCTGGCTGCACACCGCGCAACTTGTCGACAACTTCCTTCGCCTTGTCGTAGCCCTTACCTACCAATGGGCCGGTCTTTACGGCGGTGCCTGCTGCGTAACCCGCGCCCATACCGCCGAATAGCGAACCGACAACGCGGCCAGGCGTGCCGCCGACGGCTTCACCAGCAGTGCCGCCAGTTTCAGCGCCGGTGCCGATAACAAATTGTTCGGTTGGCCGAGCAGCGGCTTGTGCAAATGGCCCCATACGGCGCACTGCTGCCAACGGCGGGAACAAGTAAGACGCAGGATCAGTCACCGCTTCAATACCTGTGGCCACTACGCGCTCACCAAACGTCTGCGGTAGCGCACCAGTCATCGGCATACCTAATGCTGAGAACAGTCGAGCAGAAGGTTCCGTCACCGCAGCCTGACCGCGTCTGAACGACTCGCCCGGCGTCGCCGCAGGCGCTTCAGGTGGTAGACCCGCAGCGCGCGCGCCCAACTCGTAGGGATTCAGATTAAGCCGTGTCAGGTAATCCGAAATCATCTGACTAACGCCCGTAGCTGCACCTAACGTGCCAGTCACGCCGCGCTTGGCCGCCTCGGCGCGGTAGTCGCCCGTAGTCACCGGGCCGGCCATGCCGGAAGCAAGTTCTTCTAACTCATCGTCAGTCAGCACCTGATCAGTGCGAATAGACTTCCCATCAATGGTGTACGTAGGCATGTTAATCCTCGGTAATGGTTACCGTCTTACCGCTCTTTAATGTTCTGGTCGTGGTTTTACCGCCGCCCGCACGCTGTTCAAACTCTGGGAAGTTGAAGATTAAATCAGTATCGTCCTGAGTAAAGCCAGCACGCGTCGCTATTTTCTTCTGATTAGCAATCTCATCTTTAGCTTTCTTCGCCGCTACAGTACGAATGGCTTTCAAAGTACTAAGTAGCTTCTGCTGTGTATCTTTAGTCGGCGTCGAGGTAAAGACTGTAGACAAATAATCCGCCGTGCCACCAAGCAAAGATGGATCGGCGCCAGCCGCCTTCAATTCTTTTTGACTCAGATCGCCCGCACCCGATATAGCGCGCGCAAACTGCGTCTGCGCAGCGCGGAACGACGCAAAGTTACTAGTTTTGATTGAGTCCGATATGTTGGTAATAGCTGAATCGGCGGCGGTAACTGTTTTACGGAAAGGATCAATCGTATTGATGACCTTGTCACGGAACGCCGGAACGTCTTTTGCGCCTTCTTTACTTTGGCCAGGAAGCACAAGTTTAGCCGCTGACGCTGACGCTTTTTTACCTTCGCGATCTTCAACCAGTTTATTAACGGCGGCTTTTTGTGTTTGGGTCAATTTACCAAAATTTTCACCATACAATTCTTGCGCGGCCGCCTCTCTATCAGTGCCATATGATGGCGCTTTATCCGCTTTTTCACCCTCAACGCGTATCGCATCGTTTACAGACTTTCGTTCGGCAGTCGTTAATTGTGAGTAAGGCTTATCGAACAGCTCAAACGACTTACCTTCCACTTTTTCACCAAACTTCGGCACGTCGTCAGCTCTGCCGCCGCGCCGCAAGTCACTTATTTCCGTGTCAATAAGTTTAAGTTCAGGGCTGTCCGCAGAAGCACCTTCGGCTATGAGTTTTTGTTTTCCTGATTCTAACTCTCGGATACGCGCAGCCGCCAGCAGTGCGGGCGACGTTCTTTCACGCGTACGCTGTTCAGCCAATGCTTTGTCACCCTGCACTTTACGGCCATATTCCGCTAATGCCAACGCACCTTGTGGATCACGCATACCGGATAGTTGCCGCGCAGCAGAAAAAATAGCGTCGGGGTTTGATAGGTCAAGCCCACCCAACACCGACTGGCGCGCGCTGATCATGCGCAACTGTGGGTCTTCCGCACCCAGCAGACCAGCCAAACCTTGGCCGAACTGCTGACCCGCACGGATCGCGCTGAAGCGGATGTTCTGATACGGATCAAGTTGCGCGAGTTCCGCAGCCTGACGTTGCATCATCAAATCCTGCTGCCGTTGATACATCTCAGGCGAGGTGAACAACCCTAAAATTTCGCTTGCCATGATGGCTCCTAATTCGTCACTGCGTTCTTAGTAATACCCGTAGCCTTGATTTTGCGGGTTACGGTTAGCTGAATCAAAGTAGGTAGTAGGAAAACCGCCCGGCGCATTTTCACTTCTTAGTTGTGTACGGTTGTACGCGGGGCTACCTGCGCCACTAAACAAGTTCTGCGTGTAGTTCCCTAGCGCGGAAGTCAAATCTTGATTAGTGCCCAAACCCTGCAAGAACGATGCGGTTGGGTTCAATGCATTCGCTGCCTGCATGGTCTGCGCCGCACCCAAGCCGCCAGTTAACAGTGCCTGCGCGCTGGCGGTATTGCCGCCGCCTAACGATGCGCCGAGGCTCAATGGCTGTTGGCCAAGCGATTCGATATCGCCTGCTGCGCCGAGATAGCCTTGGAACGGAGCGAGTGAGCCGACCAGACCGCGCTGATAGCCGCCCAACAAATCGGCGCCTGTGCCAAACAACGTAGTGCCGAACGCCAACTGACGCTGCCCTTGCTCTTGTGCCCGTGCGGCCAGCTCTGCATCCTGCTGTGCAAGCGCGTTGTAGTACGCTTCCATTTCTGGGTTCGTCGCCGCAAGACCTGCTCCACCACCGGGGCGCATACCTGTCGCACCAACGGACAGGCCCGAACGGCCTGCTTGAAACTGTTCGTTGCGCAGTGCAGCCAACTGACGCTCACGTTGCGGCGCCAAGATGTCGAGCTGCGAGGTCATGTAGCGTTGTGCCACTTGTTCAGGTGACTCGGCTAAGTAACGCTGGCCCAAAGTGAATAACCTGCCAGCAGCGTCAGTCATCGGGGCATATAACCCTGGCGCCCGACTTAAATAATCTAGCCCGGCGCCGCCGGTCATCCCCATCAGTTGTTCTTGATAGGCACGCAGTTCGGGCGTTAGCTCATAAGACGCGCCGCTCACACGGCCGTCTGGGCCAGTCGTAAACTGACTTTGGCCAAACCGTGTCGTAATGCCTATCGGCCGGAAGCGTGCTTCTTCCGCAGCAATACGCGCAGCATCGCGTTGTGCGGCGGCGGAAGCGGCGGCTGCTCGTTCAGCAGACCTCGCCTGCATCGAACTACCTAGAAGCCCTAACCCACCCCCTATAAATGCGGCAGCGATAGGCATGTCATTCTCCTTTAATCAACACGTTGTCCACGCTACTCGGGTCTTTTTCATCCGTTGCGTGGATACAGTACCAAACACAATCTTCAATCGCTTTCACGCCGTGCGTGACGCCCGCTTTGATTTCAATGCACGCCGGAGCGTTCACGATTTCAATCTCTTCACCTACTAGCACTGCTACTTTGCCTTTAGCCAGAATCGACAAGTGACTAAAGTCATGCGTGTGCTTCAATATTGCATCGCCTGCGGCGACATAAATCTCTTTGGCATACAAACCATCAGAAAAATGATGGGTAATCACGCAGTCCGCTTCCACATGTACACAGTAATGTACGGCTGGTAGTTTGCATTGGTGCCAGAAGAACCAGTTGAACTAATTGAAGTAGCCACAGTAACCCCTGTAGTAGCGGTACCTGTATTTACATTTGGCGTAGAAGACCCACTAGATCTACCAAATGAAGAACCGCCGCTAGCTCCAGATAATTCAGTAGTATGTAAGTGGCCGGGATCGGTAACCGTAGAAGTTGCGGTATGCGTGTGGCTTACTGTAATAGCATCAGCAGAACCCCCAGTTTCCTCTGCCGTATCAAACAACGCGTTGCCTGCGTCCAAGCCCACCATAACGCGGCCAGCACCAAACGCCGTCCAAGTGCCGAACCCTAACAGCGTGCCGGGGTTCGTGCTGACCGAAGAGTTTGTATAAATAGAGCCGACGGGGTACAACGCATTCTTTACTGCATCCGCAACATCTTGCACAAATGCCGTCGTAGCCAACTTGGTGCTATCGTCTGTCGATGTTTGCGTGACTGCTGTTGTGCCGGTGGGCAGTGCGGGCGTGCCAGTAAACGTCGGTGAAGCAAGGTCAGCTTTTGTCGCAACGGCTGTAGCGATATTGTTGAATTCCGTATCGATCTCGGTGCCCTTGACGATCTTGCCTGCGTTACCAGACGCCAGCGCATCTTTAGCCGCAAAATCGGTAGATTTAACGTAGTTACTCATGACACCCTTCCATTCTTAGCTTGGATTTCAATACGCTGGATTGACAGCGCGGTGCCGTCAATGTCTGCTTCGTACCCAGTCTGCACAATCTTGCCGGAGCCTGTCGCTTGCGCGTACAGCGTTTGTAACGCTATACCATTAGCATATTCCGCTACTGGCACACCATTAGCACCGTACTCAGCAATGCCGTACTCCGCGACTGATTGCGTCGGAAGCTGGACGTTCTGCGACAGGTAGTTCTCAGTAAAATCAAAACCCCACTTCATCGTGATGTACTGATTCGTCCCGCCAATTACGACAATTAATAGCCGCTTCAAGATAGAGGTGACACTTTGGTCACCTAGATCAGAGTGATTCGTGTAGTACTGCAAACGGTACGACGCACCGTTATCTGTCTGGCCAGTGTATTTACCGACGTAACCCGTCTTGCCGATCAACAAGTCACCATTACGTCGCGATAGCAATGCTGTCGGTTCGATGTCTGTCCAGGTAGTTACCCGCGCAGCCCCATCCTGCAACGTCGCGCGTGTGTCGAATACATAGACTGACTTGTTAGTTGGCAACGTCAGCAAATAAAACGCGTCGACTTCCGAGTAAACGGCTTTGATGTTGGCCGCTGTTTCGCCTGCGACAATACCCATCAAATCATTTCGGACGTTTTTGCTGATGTCCCGAAACGGCGCCGACTTCTCTTGTATCGTGCGCATGATCGACCGCACGCCGCTGTTCGACAAGAACAAAACGTCGGTGTTAGTGCCTTGCACTGAATCACGCGCAATGCAACCGATGCCAATCACCGTGTCATACAACGACATCGTCGACGGCGCAGTCGCGCCTTGGTAAACCAGAATCTGGCGCTTACCGAAGATAAACAGAAAGCCGTTATGGGCGGCCAGTGCCACGATTTCATCTTGTCCGTTCGGCCAGACATTGTTTATGTTTAGCGTGCCAGATGTGCCGCCGGTATAGATGTGGCCAGACAGTAAGTCAGAAAACGTCAGTGTCTGTTTATCTGCCGCAGTATTAGCAATCCACAGACGACCGTATGCTGAGATGCAAACATTGCCAGACGGCACTGTGCCCGCGTAGCCGGTCTTCTCACTGACACGGCGATAGGTCGTCGTGCTGACCGTCGGGTCGTAGATCAGTGGGTCGTGCCCAGTCTGGAAAAAGTACGTGATATTGTTAAGCGACGCGCATTGCCAATTGTTGGCCGTAATCGTCGGCGCCGTGCCACCACCACCGTAGGTCAACTCGACAACCGCATTACTGCCGTCGAGCTTGAAAATCTTATTGTTGCCGGCAAACAGCACCGTGTACGTGCCGTCGGCGATTACTAATTCATGGATGACGCCGATCGGATTCGAGCCAAGGTTGCCCGTGCTGGCGTTCAGGTTGTCCCAGCCCTTGCGCGCGCCAATCCGGCCGTACTGATCAATAACGCAATTGATGGCCGTCAACGCAAAGCCCGACACTAGATCAAGCGGTGAGTCTTGCGTATTCAGGCCAAAGAAACCTGGCGCTGAAATGCCGTAGGTTTGAATAGCTTGCGTCATGTCGCGACGAACTCCTGCATCTCAGGAAAGCGTGTAGCTTCAAGGGCTATATAATCAGAAAGCATACTTCTGTACAGCGCATATGCTTCTGAGGAATTTAGACCGCCATCTTCGCCCCGCTCAACCAACGCTCTGGCGTAAGCGTTCTGCGCCACCAGTACATCCGGCACCAGCACCGACGTGCTGTCCGACGACAATACTGCCTGCGGAACCGTTAAGAAAAACTTAATGGTGTACACGCCGTCAGGTCGGCCCCATAGCTGCACTTTAGCGTCGCCGCTGCCGTCGACACCTTCAAAGCAATACTCGGTAGGTACAGAGTTTACAAACGGCTGGAGGTTTTGCTTACGCCGCATGTCGCCCACCGTAATGTTGCGCATGACGACGTTGGAGGTTGTGTTCAACGGATCGCTACTAACGCGAAACTTCTGGCCGGCGCCGGTCAACGCATATTCGTAAACACTTGCGGAAGTGGTAACAGTGACTTCAGTACCCAGTGCGTTCCAATCGTAGGCATCCTCGATCTGGCGCTTGGAGTCGTTAACAAATTTGCCGATGAGCTGGGAATAGGTCGTCAGGTTGACCGTGGTGACGGTCTGCTCCCGCAGCCGAAGTAGCACATCGTTGACGAGTTCTAAGTAGGTCATTTGCTTTTCGCCTTATTCCTTGCGGAAATAGCTTTAGCTTTTGCCTTTGCGTCCGCCTTGGATGATGCGCCCCACGCATTCAAAGATAACAACAGCCTTGTCGGCTTGCCATCTTTACGCTCGGGGCCGGGCATGTTGCCCATCCTGGCGAGAAAAGAAGCTCGTCTCGGGTTATCGCCAGATTTCACTGGCGCTTTCAGGGTTCCCCCTGTTTCTGCATTATAAGACGCCCGACCCGTGGCATTCAAGCCGCCCTTTGAATTCTGACCGGCTTTACGTTGCCACGCGGGTGT